GAACCCAATGCCAGCAACCATACAAGTGGAGATATTAAGAAATGAAAAGAATTAAACAACCAGTGGATTATCCGATTGAAGTCGAGGTCCATAAGCAACCCATAAACAAACTATACCTGGGGATCTTCCTTGGGTTTTGGCTTGGTTATGCTCCTTATATCATCCATCAAATGCAATGGCTCCGATAGAGCATACATGCAATGTTTGTGCCAGTGAATATGACGAAGAAGATGGTGGAATCGAAGGTTACTTCGGCATCACTGAAGTAGCTTTTTGTCCCTGGTGTTATTCATCCATAGTTGATATGGTCCACTATCACGATTCTAATTATGACGACGACGAAACTCCGCATACAAATCACTGAGAAGTTCGAGCCATTCCTGGAGCCACATCGTTATAAAGTGGCCCATGGCGGACGAGGTTCTTCAAAATCCTGGACGATAGCGCAGCTGCTGGTTCTTAAAGCTTACAGAGAAAAGACCAGGATCTTATGTGCCAGGGAGATTCAGAAGTCAATCAATGACTCAGTGCTGCTGCTTCTTGCTGATACCATTGAACGAATGGGCCTGGAGGATTTCTTTGAGATACAAAAGACACAGATCATTGGTCGCAATGGCTCACGCTTTAGCTTTGAAGGACTCAGATCAAACATCACCAAGATCAAATCAATGGAAGGAATCCAGGTGGTATGGTTGGAAGAAGCTGAGAAGATAACCGCATCCAGTTACGATACCCTTATTCCGACCATAAGAGCTCCAGGCAGTGAGATCTGGATCTCATTCAATGCCCAGGATCTACTGGATCCAACTTACCAAAGATTCGTAGTCAATCCGCCAGAGGACTCATACGTTGTCAAAGTCAACTATGTTGATAATCCTTGGTTTCCAAAAGAATTAGAGAAGGAAAGACTACACCTGGAGAAAGTCGATAAAGCTTTATATAAGCATATTTGGCTCGGAGAACCACTAGAAAACAGGAAGGGAGCTTACTATGCCAGGCAGATCGAAGCAGCCAGGGAGGACAACAGGATCACCAAAGTTCCAATTGATCCAGTGCTGCCAGTAAATTCATTCTGGGATCTTGGAATCGCGGATGCAACCTCAATATGGTTGATACAGAGAGCTGGCACTGAGCTCAGAGTCGTCGGTTACTATGAAAACAATGGAGAGGGCCTTCAACACTACATCAATTGGCTGCATGACTTTCGAGATACCCATGGGATTACCTTCGGAGATCACTGGGCCCCACATGATATTCAAGTTCGAGAGCTGACAACTGGTAAGTCAAGAAAGGATCAAGCGCGTCAAATGGGAATTGTGTTCCGAGTGACACCGAATCTACCGATCATGGATGGCATTGAAGCTGCCAGGAGAATATTGCCCAGGTGTTATTTCGATGAGAAGCGCTGTGCTGATGGCATTCGAGCTTTAAGTTATTACCGCTGCGAATATGATGAGGACAAAAGAGTTTACAAGGATCGCCCGCTGCACGATTGGAGCTCACATGGCGCTGATGCCTTCCGATATTTTGCTGTTGCCTGGATCGATAAACGTCATGAAGGAATGACCGGTCCAGCTGTACTCAAGCAAGATTGGAAGATCTTTTGAGTTGGCTCAAGCACTCACTCATTGAAGAGTGGAAGTATGATTTTGCTGAATGGTATATTTGTTTTGAGCATGGCGATATGCCTTGGAAACTTGCCAAATTACTTAAACCAGGTTATCGGCATGTATGGGCAGTACGTTGGGATGGCTTCAACTGGATTCGCTTTAATGCCAGGCTTGGCGGGACTGACATCGAAGTTTTACCCTTTGGTCCACAACATAAGATACAAAATGTTGTCAAAGATACTAATTGTAGTGTTATAATCCACGTTAATATTCGTCGAGATAATACCAGGATCCGAAATCCCTGGCCTACACTTTGCACATGTGTAGAACAAACAAAGGCTTTACTGGGGATTGGCGGATTAAGAACCTGGCATATTTATACCGGGTATCAATTGTATAAATATTTAATTAAGGAGCATCATGGGACGACGCAGATCAGCACCACCACCACCACCAGCTAAAACTAAAGCTGAAGTTAGGCAAGAGAAAGAAGAAATTAAAGTTGACAAGCAGATTGAAGCTAGAGAGAAAGCTCGTACACGCGCTAAGACAGGACGTAGAAGCTTGATTTCTGGTACGAAAGATGAAAGAGGTATTTACAGCAACACTTTAGGTTAATATGTCTAAATTTAAAATCCCTAAAGAGCTAGGGACAGTCAAAGAACTGATAGCTCGATATGAAGCAGCGAAGAGCAGAAAAGAGCCTTGGATCAATCATCTAAGAGAATGCTATGATTTTGCACTGCCCCAGCGTGAAAACTTTTCCCTTCATACACCAGGACAAAAAAAGAATGTTGACATCTATGACTCGACAGCAGTCATGGGAGTCCAGAAGTTTGCTTCAAGATTACAAGCAACTCTCATTCCGCCCTGGCGACAATGGACCAAATTGGTTGTTGGATCTGAAATTAGGGAAGATGAAGATGAAGTCCAGGAGTATTTGGACGAAGCTAATGACATCCTATTTGATCACATTAATCATTCAAACTTTGCTACCCAGGCACATGAAGCTTTACTAGATCTCAGCGTTTCAACAGGCGCTTTGATGTTAGAAGAAGCCGAGCCAGGTGGTGATTCATTATTACATTTCACAGCAGTTCCGCTTGCAGATCTTTATCCAGAGGAAGGGCCGAAAGGATCTATCGAAACGATCTGGAGAGCTCATAGCGTACCAGCCAGGCATATCGAAAGGATCTGGCCAGGCGCTGATCTATCAGATGAAGCTGCAAGAAAAGTCAAAGACAAGCCAGATGCTAAGATCGATCTGATCGAAGGCACTGTATTTGCTCCAAAAGAAAACGCTTATTATCAGTGCGTGATCGAGAGAGAGCATCAAAAAGTTATATTCACACGTTTTTATGAAGTTTCTCCTTGGATCGTGTTCCGGGAAATGGTTGTACCAGGTGAGATCCTTGGTCGAGGTAGAGTGATGCAAGTGCTACCAGCGATCAAAACAGTTAATAAAGTTAGTGAATTTGCGCTTCGCAATGCTGCTCTCGCTATTTCTGGGATCTACACAGTAACTGATGATGGAGTTATCAATCCATATAACATCAATCTGGAGCCAGGCACAGCCATCCCGGTCGGATCTAACGATAGTTCTAATCCTACACTTCGCCCTCTAGAAAGAGCTGGTGACTTTAATGTGTCTGAATTAGTCATGGAAGATCTCAGAGAAAGTATTAACAAATGTTTGTTTGCAGATCCTTATGGCGGTATGGACTCTCCAACTAAGACAGCCACTGAAATGTCAATGCGTGGTCAAGAATTGGTTATGGATGCTGGATCAGCTTTCTCCAGGCTGCAGACTGAGTTTATTGAAAAGATTATTAAGCGATCTGTCTATATCTTAAAGAAGAATGGCAAGCTTGGTGAGTTTAAAGTCGATGGTCGCGAAGTTACGATCAAGCACACTTCACCTTTAGCCAGGGCCCAGGATCAAGAAGATATGTTAGCAATTCAGCAATACATGGAAATGACAATGGCCCTTGGACCAGAAGTCTTTGCGTTGGGAACAAAGATGGAAGATATGCCGAGCTATATAGGTAAGAAGCTTGGTATCGATCAAGAGTTATTAAGATCTCAAGAAGAGAGAACAGAAATGCAAGCGCAAGCAGCAGAAGCAATGCAAGCGCAGCAAGAACAGGAGATGCAAGGTGGCGGAGAGCAGTTGGGATAAATTAGATCTTGATGGAAAAGAAATACAAAAAACCAGGGAAGAGAACCAAGCCAAGTCGAATGAAATAGCTGGTCAATTCCAAGAATGTTTTAGTACAGATTCGGGGCAATATGTTCTGAATCGGTTGAAATCTATTACGATTGATAAACCAGTGCTAAATCCAAACTCGACACAGTTCGGTGCCGGGTTAAGAGAAGGTCAAAACAATATAGTCAGACAGATTATGGACCAATTGTCTTTGACAGATAAAAAATAACTTTGGAGATAAATATGAGCGAAGAAGAAACTTTGATAGAAGAAAACCCAGTAGAAGAAGCTGCAGCAGAAGAAGTCGTTGAGTCAACTGAAGTCGAAGCAGCAGCGCCAGAAGAAGGTGAAAAGCCAGAATGGTTGAAAGATAAATACAAATCAGTGGAGGACCAGGCAAAAGCCTATGCTGAACTAGAAAAAAAGTTCGGAGGTTTTACTGGATCGCCCGAAGGCGACTACGAAATGAAAGTGCCAGAAGGTATAAGCGGAGAATATGACATGGATGATCCGCGTATTGAATGGTTCCAAGATGTAGCAAAAGAAAACAATATGAGCCAGGCTACATTTGATCAGATGTTAAGTGGCTTTGTAAAAATGGAACAAGAAGCGAATGATCCAGAAGCAGCAAAGAACATTGAGATCCAGGCATTAGGTAAGAATGCAAATGCCAGGTTAAGAGATCTTGGTGATTGGGGTAAAGCAAATTTAGATACAGATCAATACGAAGGTTTCAAAGGTTTAGCAACGACAGCTGCTGGTGTTCAAGTATTAGAAGCTTTAATTGCTAAAACAGGTGAGGGCAAAATGCCAACATCAAACACAGTCAGATCTCCAGGATTAACTAAGGAGATGTTAGACGATATGATTGCGGATCCGAAGTATCAAACGTCAGCAGCATATAGATCAGAAGTCGCACAGAAGTTTGTTGATTACCATGGAGAATAACAGCTGGCGGAAAGGAAAACCATTGGCCTGGCAATCGGGTTGGCTTTGTGCTAAAGATGGAAAGCCACACGATCTTGTGTATGGATCAGAAGAAATATTAAAAGAATACAATGCGGGATATGAAGCTTACGAAAATTTCTCCCAGGTTCACTGCCAATCTAAGAAGGTTGATAGCTCTCCTCATATATCTCCGGCCTAATTAGATACAAGTGGGATTAGTTGCCCTAAGTAACTACTAAAAAAAGATACAATTTGTTGCATAAGATAACAAATGTAGCGTACAATCAGAGAAAATCCAACCATTGGACACTTCTTTATAGAACCCAGCCAGGAAGGACTCGGCCCACATTAGTGGACACCCGGCAAAAGGTAATATTAATTTAACTATAAAGGAGGACTTATGTCCGCAAATCTATCTTCAGCTGCCCAGCAGCTATTCGACAGTGAAGTGAAACATGTGTTTCAAACAGCTGGCGGTTTAAAGGACACTGTAACGAATCGTAATGACGTTATCGGTGATATTTATAAATTCAGAGCAATGGGTAAAGGCCTAGCAAATCAGAAAGCTACTTCAGCTGATGTTGTTGCTATGGGCATTTCTCATTCATTGATCAACTGTACACTTGGCAACTGGAACGCGCCAGAGTACACAGACATCTTTGACGCTAAAGAAGTAAACTTCGATGAAAAGACTGAGCTACAGACAACAATTGCTGGTGCTCTTGGTCGTCGTCGTGATCAACTTGTTTTAGATGCTATGGACGCAGCAACTGCGGGTACTACAATTGCCCATGGTTCTACAGGTCTTACTCTAGCCAAGCTTATTACAGCTTCAAAATCATTGACTGATAAAGGAGTACCATCGAGCGATCGTCACATCGCAGTATCAGCAGCTGGTCTTGAGGATCTATTAAGTGTAACTCAAGTACAAAGCGCTGACTACAACTCAGTACGTTCTTTGGTATCTGGCGAGCTAGACACTTTCATGGGTTTCAAATTCCACGTTATTGAATCACGCGCGGAAGGCGGACTTGATATTGCTTCAAGTGTTCGTGAAGGTTTTGCTTGGCATTCTTCAGCAGTTGGACTAGCAACTGGAATTGAAATCACAGCGAAAGTTGATTGGGTTCCACAGAAAACTTCATGGCTATGTAATGGCATGATGAAAGCTGGTGCTGTTGTTCGTGATGCAGATGGACTTGTTTCTATCAGCTGGCAAGAGTAATTAAGTTGTAACCGAATGGTGGTATCTCATATAGGGGTACTGCCATTTTTTTTAAGGAATTATTATGGCAACATCAATTGAGATATGTTCTAACGCATTAAATTTGATAGGCCATGGCTCAATCGCTAGTTTCACAGATGGTGGAGCCGGAGCCAACATTGCAGATGCTTTATACGAAACAACGTACAAGGATCTGTTATCACAACATCGCTGGAGATTTGCTTCAGCTAAAGTCAATTTATCGCAATTAGTAGCTACTCCAGTTAATACCTGGGATTATGCTTATCAGCTTCCGGCTGATTATATTATTGCTACCTCAGTCTACCCAAATATGAACTATGAGATCTATGAGGATAAGCTTTATACAAATTCACAAACTGTTGATCTGGATTATGTTTATCAAGCACCAGAAGCAGAAATGCCCGCTTACTTTCAAAGAATATTAGAGTATCTTTTAGCTTCGGTTTTTGCTATTGCGATCACTGACAACTCTAACAAAGCAGAAGAGTATCGTCGGATGTTTGATTACAATTTGAGAAGAGCCAGGTTTACTGACGCACAGTCAAGACCAACCAAAGCAATTGTCGATTCTCCATTTATTGAGGCCCGACAGTAATGCCAAAAGTTATTACGCTGCAGACTTCTTTTGTATCTGGTGTGTTGGATCCACGTCTTGCTTCCAGGACAGATCTAAAACATTTCTACCAGGGCGCTGAAGTTGCTGAGAACGTAGTAACAATGCCACAAGGCGGAATCAAACGTCGTCCAGGCTTTAAATACCTTGCTAATACCGCATCAAATAATGAAGCTAGATTAGCTTCTTTTGCATTTAACGTAGAGCAAACTTACTTATTAGTCTTTACTAATACAAGTGTTGCAGTTTATAAAGATGGTGTTCACCAGGCAAATGTTACAACACCTTACACGACTGCTCAATTATTTGAATTATCCTGGACACAATCAGCTGACACTATGATCCTGGTCCACAAAGATCATGCGCCAAGAAAATTAGTCAGAGGTGCTTCACATACTTCCTGGACACTTTCAACGATCAGTTTAAGCAATATTCCTCAATTTAATTATGGATCTGGCAATGAAAACGTCTGGTCTGGATCAAGAGGATGGCCAAAAAGCGCTACATTCTTCCAGGCACGTTTATGGTTTGGTGGATCCTTATCAAGACCACAAACTTTATGGGGATCTAAAACAAATGATTTCTATAATTTTGATGTTGGGACATCTTTAGATGATGAAGGAATCGATGTCACATTAGATACAGATCAAGTTAATGCTATTACAGCTGTTTATTCTGGAAGGCATTTACAAATATTTACAACTGGTGGTGAGTTTTCAATGCAAGACTCTCCTATTACACCAGCAAAAAGTGCAGTCAGACGTGAAACATTATTTGGATCTGGCGCAGTTCCACCTAAAAATATTGATGGCGCTGTAATCTTTGTAGATCGTACTGGTAAATCAGTTAGAGAGTTTTTATTTTCTTACAATGAGGATTCTTATACAGCTGGTACAGTTTCATTGTTGGCTTCGCATTTGCTCAATGCTCCGGTCGATATGGACGTGTTAAAGGGTACAGCCACCGATGATGCAAACTACGTTTATTTCGTCAATGGTGATGGCTCATTAGCAGTTTATAACACATTAAGATCTCAAGAAGTT